CCACCACGAACATAGACAAGAATATCTACGTTCGAGCTCGCTACTGGAGCTGTGAGTTTGTTTTGCACGCGCAAACAAATAAGACCATTGTCAAAATTTGGATTGCGCATATTGTTAAAAACAGGAGCTGGTCCTGTGTCCCAATATTCTTGAAGAAAAGTGGGTAGTTGCAAAAATTGCGATCGTTGCTGATACGGAATCACCATCTCAACTTCGTTGGATTCACCAATGTCTAAAACAGTTGTTTGAACAACGTTTGTTGTATTAGCATTTCCAAGAATGTTATATGTAGATGATGCCAAACCAGTAGGATCATAACTGATGCGAATTTTCCCTTTGTGGTACTTAGAAGAAACCACGCGAAATGTGAAAATGATATCTCCGCGCCAGTATCGAAACATAGCACCAATCCAAGCCATAGGAATCATGTACAAACATTGTTTGATGTGGTTGAATTGATCGCAAGTAACGATGGTGTAACTGGTGACGAAAATTTGATTGTGTCAACATTATCAGCAGTGGACCATGTTGAAGAACACAAAAATGATTCTCGTGTAGTCAAATAGCGAACGGATAATTCATCAACGCCATTGGGTAAACCAACGATGCGGGGATCAACGCTCAATTCGTTTTTGGGATCAAGAGTCAATTTTTCAATTGGGAAACTAATTTCTGAACTAGCTAACTTCGGAAAAGCCTCTGTTCTAACCGGGTCTGTGTGCTTGATCACAGGCACATTGGTCCAACCAAACATCGAGGCAATAGTTGATACAGCGCCCGCACCAATGCGAGTTGCCGTGGCAAATTTACCAATGATGGGAATGGATTCCAATTTACCAGCAATATTGGCGATCCAGGATGCAGGTTTTGACACTGGACCTTCCAGATATTCATCGGATTGCATAGCATATCCAGTGGATGCTCCAGAAAGTTCAATATTTTCAACCCAACAATAGACAGTTACTGTGATACCTTCGGACGACACACCATTCGCGCTCTTAAGAGCAGAATAGATGTCAAAACGAAGATTTCCTAGTGCTGCAACATCTGTTGCGCTTTGCAAGTTTACTAGATTATACGGATAGATAAAAGGCAGAGTCATAGTATATGTATCTCCGACTTGTGGATTTATTAGAACCCGAGGTCGTTGAGACATTGGGATCAACCACCGGTTGCCAGAATCGATCACAATAGTGTCAGATTTAAAACTGGGTAGTGGTAGATATGACATCTGCAGCAAACCATAATAAAATGGGGATGCAGAAATTTGTATCTTGACCTTCATGTCTCCTCGAAAGAAGGAGTAGTTGTTTAATTTATTTTTAACTGCGGCATTGTTTGCCCAGTCCGCCCAAATGGCGTAATTGGTTTTGGCTCCAACGATATCGGACTCATTCCATTGAAAAGTTACAGCACGAACAGGTCGTGCGAAAAATTCTTTGATATGAGTATCTACAGTTGTATCGCCTAGTGCCTTAGCAGAGTCCGCACCAACATGACTCACTTCTTGATTTTGAAGAAAAGAGAAAATCTGTTCTCTCTCGTGCTCATTATCCTTAGTTGTGGGGTCAGTATAGACCTCCGCTTGCACTTGAAAATAATCATCAAACCGACTACTAGTCGATTCCTCACCAACTGGGCGAGGGTCAGACACAAGATGTAGCTCTTGTGCACAGCATTTCGATCTTACACGGGATCGAAAACCTCCAAAATGATTGCCTATCAGATATAAGAGTGGTAGGTGATTAGCCATCCACAATCATTTACAGTTATGTCTGGGTCTATTGTCCCTCACTATTCGACCACAATAGGAGGGATGGGTATTTAATTAATAGTGATGCCACTATATTTTGATGCTCTTAGTTTATCACCAAAGCGCATCCAAAAGTCGCACACCATTTGGTTGTAATCTGGAAATGTTGAAGGTTTAACCCAATCCTCCAATCCAGCTTGCAAGACTATCCCCTCAAAATACTTCTTCTTTTGCTCGAAAATTTCTCTGCTATAGAAGAAATATTCTCGAAGAGCAGTCTCAATAACACACACAGAGTGTGCTTGTGGAGCCAGAACTCCAGTATCGACATAATTTGTCAACATTTTATGGATGGACTCCTCATCAAGAGGAGCAACCCACGCCCCAATATCATCACTCCAGCGAAATTTTCGCTTTAAAAACGATGAATCAGAAATGTTGATGTATGGAACACTCTCGGCTTCTTTATCGGCCATAGTGTACTCAACACCAATCTTCTTCATAGCTTCAGCAATAGCTGTGTGATTAAAGGCAGGGCAACTTGGTGAAACACCCATAATATTGTCATCTCCATAAGTGGCAAGGCGCACATCTCTCTTGAAGTTTGAAACATCTTTGCCAGTTGTCAACATATATGCATATCGCATGTACAAGCAATTTACCAAACAATTGATGATGACAGTAAGAGGATGCCCTGATGGATTTCCTTGGATCTCGATAAGATCACCATTGAAATCAATCGTCGGGAATGCAGTGTCAAACGCTATTCCGCGCAAAATTTTGATATCTTCTTCCGCCCATCCTGCAGCTTCAGACATGCCAATAAGGATATCGAAAGCGCCCAGGATAAACGGAGCGGCCATCTTTTTATCGAACTTGCCATAATCTCCAGCAATAATTCGATCAGTGCCAAATTCCGTCAAGTATCCATACAACTTTGACCATTCCACAGATTGTGCAACAATACCCGGCATAGACTCAAACAGGAATGGGTTGTTTTGGATCATTCTAATGTGAGATAGCGTGAAGCGTCGCACAATGATAGCCCAAGCCATTTCACCGCCTGTAAAAATGCGAGTTTTGCCGGCAAGAATCTTCTTATTCTTCGTTGCTTCATCTTTACCATGTCCGCAGAATTGCGCATGAAAACGCGTGTCTGATGAATAACATGATAGAATCTTGTCACAACGATCTGAGATGATTTTGTCCATTCCAATGATTTTATTATTATCATCAAATTGGAGAAAATTTTTCTTAGAACACTTGAACGGGTTGCCGGCACTAGTACTACAATTCAATTTATCGACAAAAGTCACTCCATCAGCACCGTTAAGCGATGTATCAAGATCGTACACCTCAATTTGTTTAATAGAATCGCCTAATTCCTGAAGAATATCTCCAAGGAAGGCATCTACACAAATCTTGATGTCAGAATTGAAATAACAATGGTTTGGTTTGGTCATATCAGTGATGGCAAGATGCCAGGGTCTCCAGCTAAAATCTGGAGCTCCAAAATCATCCACATATTCGCCATCCTTTGTGACCAGAGAATGGATGTATGTTTTCTTCACACGGGACTTCAATTTGGGACGGTATCCAGAGAAACTTCCCATAATGGTGGCAGTTCCAGATGTGAGAAAACGCAAAGTAGACTTGGGGTGGAGAGGCACCAATTTGCGCTCAAAACCAGGAGCACTAATAGGCACATCTCCACATTGTAGTTGGGGACCAAAAACAGAAATAATTCTATTAATCTCCTCTTGACCAATCTGGATAGCAATAATGTCTCCCTTGGGTGTTCCAAAACCATGGACACCTAGAATGACAGACGCATCACCAACCTTGGCTACCAAAGGTGAACCACAATCCCCATTAAGGGTGGGAACTGCGCATTTGCCTCCATAACCATGGTAGGTCATGCCATTGTGTTCATGCGAACACGCTCGAATTGCATTGACAGTTCTAGTAGTGCGCTCACCACATTTGTCTACAGAATAGTATAATCCTTCATAACAACCCTTCAATTGGGTCTGTGTTTTAATAAAGTATTTAACCATATTGCGACCAGGGGGTAAACAGCGCAATTGAAAGAATACCAAATCATATTCTTCAGCTACAATATAGTCGTTGCAATTATAGGAGATTTCCATCATGTTGCGCGACACATTTTGCTCAATAGGATCGAAGATAACACGCAAGATACCTTGAGTTTCAATCATAGCATGCTTATTGCACATCCAAATGTTTCCACAAATATTCAATGCAACATTGTTGGCGCATAACACACCCTCAGGCGTTGTTTTGCGAAATTGAAACATAGCAAGATTTTTCAACATGTTCTTCTCCATCACTCCCTTCTGAATACATTTAGATTCTGAAGAGATATCAATAGGTAGCAACACATATGGGTCCTGGTAGTAGAAAGTGGGCTTTTCAACTTCCATTGGTTGAGGAGCAACACCCACGCTAGCCTGATGAACCATGGGAGTCTTTTCACTCGCAGCAGATTTGGGAGACTTTTCACTCGCAGTGGTCGTGGGTTGTTTTGGCGTGAAATATTTAGCCAATATGATCAACAAACCAGCGCTAGTAACGAAACCCGCAAATCCTAGCAATTGTTTCTGGGTGAACAAGCACCGATAATTTCTAAATTTGACTCCCAAAGATCGAAAAATGATACGATACATATCTTCACGATTGGATATCACTCGTTTCAGCAATTTCAATTTCCAACCAAATCCCAATGTTCGCGCACAAAAAACGTGCAACACAACAAAGAAATAGGTTATAATAAAGTGTAGTAAAACGAAAATCGTTAGAGTACAGAAGTAAGACCAACTCGTGAAGTAACAAAAGAAAGCCAAGGAGAACCAATACAAAATGACGCACGACGTTGAAAAATCCTTCAACCAAGGGAAACAAAAGTCAATTAAATCGAAATCAACACGATTCCCATCAATAATTTTCCGATACAAGTAAAGTTCAAATATTGTCCACTTAGACAAACCTCTTAAATTCAATTGCATGGGTGTGGATTCCGCTCGCCATTCCTGGCGAAATGAACTTTCGGTCTCTTCGTTATGCAAACCGCTTTGTTGCTCAGCTACTGCACAGTTGCAGAAATTTTTTGCACGATAGCAATCTTTGCAAACAGCAACATCACACATGGTTTTATCGGCCGTAAGAGCTTTAAGTTGAGAGCGCTCATGTTTCTTGGCCATTTGGATATACCAGGCTAACATATCATGAATGCAATCAAATCTTTCAACAATATCATAACGAGTTTGTTGATTGTCAATTTCTTCATCAGTCGAGGGAACTGGGATACTGACCTCAAAAGTCCAAATATCCATGTAGTCCCCTTCTGGAGTAACAGGGATTTTCTCGGAATCAGCCATAAAATTACATTTAGCATACTCTGGTTTAACATGAGCAGTGATAACATATGAGAGACGTCGAGCAATAGCGAATGGGCACGCAAAATATGCATGCAAATTCAAATGCTTAGTATTTGTCGTCCCAATCAGTAATTCAGCTCGCACAGGAGTGCGACCCTTGTCTTCAAGACTAGCCTGTGGGGGTGTGTAAGGGACAGAGTTCTTGACTTGCAACATTTCCTTTAGAGTGGGATCAACCTCACCATTAGGTTTTAAAAAGGCAATATCATCCATCACAATGCACCACTGGGTCGAATTGAATCCAGACCAGTATTCATCAGTTGGGCAACGAGTATACATATAGTCACTAGTGGTTGGCAAGTTAAAAATTTTACCGTAGTGATAAAACAAAATTTGCTTCAACTGTGACTTGCAAATGCTTGAGGATCCATGAACTAGAACAGCAAACGGATCTTTACGTGGCATTTGAGCTGATTTCTTTGTGATGAATTCAGCATCAATCATCCTCAAATCAGCCAGAGTCTTTTGGATGAATATTTTTTCCGATTTTTCTAAACCGGGTGTGTATCTAAAAATAGCATCACCCTTCTCAATCGCATCCTTCAACTCGCTCTGGTAAGAGAACAAATTTATCCCATGTGGTTCAGGATTTGATAGGAACTTAGAATTTCTGGATAGTTTCATGGCAGAAGCAATCCATTTTTCATAAGAAGATCCAGATAGAGCAAGAGTTTGGATATCTCCTGTTCTGAAATATTGCACGCCACGATCCAAAACAAATAAAACGGTGTCCATCATATGATGAACCATGTCAATTCCCGGAGCGTGTGTGCGTTTAATAGCGGCAGCTTCAAACTTGTCGAATTTTAGAGAGTGGAAATCAATTTTAACTCCCTTCAACATGTCGTTAGCGATGAGATACAAAAAGAATTTATGCAACTTTTTGAACATAGTTGTTTCTTTCATTTTGTCATAGCAACCCAAATAGGATCGCATAGTCGCAAACAAAGTTTCAGTTTCCAGCTCAGCTTGTGGGCTAAACTTGTTCTCAGCTTTGTTAATGCGTTCTAAGATTTCATCCTCCCCAAATTTGTAGGAAGGCATAGATGTGAATTCTGCAATCTGAGTTCCACAAATATCTCCCATAATATAGAGGAGAGTTTGCGTGAAGCCGATGCGGGATCCACGAAGTTTGCAAAAATTAACGATCGCAATATAGCGGTCGAAAGTTGATTTGCTAATCCACAAATGGTGGAAAACAATGAGGCAGTCTTCGATAAGACTAACAATATTTTCCCATTCATGTGGAACTTTGATGTAGTGGCCCAAGAATGATTTGCCTAAAGAGGTACCATTTAATAACCAACCGCGAAGTCCATCTGAACTACGCTTGATATCAGCAACAGTTGACTCAGACAATCCACTGGTGATCCATTGAAGAAAATCTGGTGTTTCGATATGCGAATCTGATTGCTGATAATAATGCTCAAAACAGTGTTTGCAATCGATCGATGTGATCAATACAAATTTTGATTGTTGAGCTAGAAAAACAACTGCTCCGCAATTGTAGCAGTATGAATATAATCCGTCTTGAAATGATGGAGTGTCCTCACAGATATCAAAGAGGGATGAACCATTGGGAATAAATCCCGAAGGCTTAGTTTCTAACAAGTTTTTGACGAGGGAAACAATATTGGTATACATGAGTATTAAACAACGCTTTATCAATCTATCTTGTGTCTCTTAAGCGCATAGGAGATAAGAATTGGTTACAGGTCACATGACTAGCGTGAGAGGTGCCTGCACTGTACTAAATAGTACTAATTTCATATGATTCAGAGGTTAAATATGATCTTCAACACTTGTCCACTTTTCATCAAGTAGTGGGTGCGCATTACAACTAATCATTAGGGTTCCAAGCGTTAGGATACACCTTCATAGCGTCATATATTAACATGATCAATGACGTTTATACTTCTTTTTCGAGAATTCCGTAATTGATATACTTTAGGTAAGTGACCATATTTTGTCTTAACGATCTAATTCCAATTGAGGACGATACAATTGGGTCGTTGTGCTAAATACATAAAAGCACGATCTATTTTATAGAGTGAATCAGTCTCTCGATCAAAGATCTAGTGCACAGAGTGCCACGGCATTAGAGCCAGAGTGAT